TAGAGGAGCATTGGAAACTTATTTGAGAAGATATGCAGTTCAATCAGTATTAGCATTATCATTCGAGGAAGACGATGATGGAAATTCTTTAACAAACAAATCAAAGGGTAAATCAGAGGAAGAAAATTCAACTATTAAGAAAAGTAGAGTGTAAATAAAATTGCTACCTCTTAAATGAGGTAGCAATAAATACATAACATAAGGAGGGGAAATCTTGAATTGTAAGTGTAGGTTTTGTAAAAAGAAATTAAATACAAATGATGCTTATAAAGTAGAGCATATTACATCTGGAGGAAATAAGCAGAATAGATATTATTGCAATGAACAGGAATATAGAAAAGAGCAACAGGATATATATTTCTGGAAACAATGTCAACTTGGAATAGATTATATTATGGGATATACAGTTATAAATAATCAAAAAAATAAGATGTTACAAGAGATAATAAAAGGTGGTTATACGAGAGAAGAATTATATGATTGCATCATTGAGAAGAAAGATGAAGTTATAGAATTACTTAACTATAGAAAAGATATAGAAGAAGAATATCCTAAATTATGTTATGTGTTTACAATATTGAAAGGAAGTATTAGAGATATAACAATTAAAAACAAGCAAATGAAATATGAAAAAGAAAATGAAAGGATATACAAAGAAGTAGAGAAAAGTGAAGAATATTATGAAATAATTGCTCCTAAAAAAGTAATTTATAATAAAAGACAAAGTTTATTTGACAAAGTGAAAGGAGTGTATCAAGACGAGTAGTTATGAAAAAATAATAGAGGATAGGGGTATTATAGAAACATTGGTTTTAGGCACAATGTTAAAATCATTAACTCTTTTTAGTGAATATAAAATTAGCGAAAGTGACTTTATAATAGATAAGGTAAAATTCTTTTTCTCGTTAGGAAGAATAATGTCTAAAACACATAACGAGCTTGATGAAATAAGTGTAGCTAAATTTGTATCTTCAAATAAACTCAAATCTGAATATGAAAGATATGGTGGTTGGAATAGCTTATCATCTGCTATGGAGTATGGAAAAGAAACTAATATAGCAGCATATATTGATGATTTAGCTAAGAATAATTTACTAATTGCTTTAGATAAAAGAGGTTTTAATGTAATAAAAGAAATGGAGCATAATGGGTTAAAATTTATTCCATTTGAAATATTTCAATCTATGAAATGTAGAGAAGTGGAAGAATTTTATGAGGGGTTAATATCTTCATGTAGTGTAAATTCTATAAAAAATAATATGAAAGTTGAAAATCTTTTACTTACTAAAGATGATAGAGAAAAATTAAAGCAAAAAACTGAAGCAGGAACACCTTATAATATTATATTTGAATACACTGAAAAAGAAATAGGATTGAGTAATAATGAAGAATCTAAGTATATATATAGCTTACCAATATTATCAAATAGGACTAATGGGATTGGTAAGGGTGGTGGTATAAATATAATAGCAGGGTTTTCAGGCATAGGAAAAACTACTTTACTATTTTTTAATTACATATTAGCTATGATATATAGAGGAGAGAAGATAGTCATATTTGCGAATGAACAAAAATCTCAATATTTTAAGAGTATGTTAGTATCGTTTATAGCATATAACATATTTAATTATCATGATTTAGATAGAAATAAAATAGATAATGGAGATTTTACAGACTTTGAAGAAGACTTAATGGAAAAAATAGAAAAATTTTTAAGAGATAGATGTTTTGCAGAGAATCTAAAATTTATCTATATGGAAGAATTTGAAATATCTGAAATACTAAGGAAAAGTAAAGAACTTGTTACACATCAGGGATTTACTGGAATAGCAGTGGATACATTTAAATCAGAAGATTCGTCAGATGCACATTATACAGGAAAATTAATTGAAAATTCTAAATTACTCGATAGTTTTGGGAACAAATATAATGTAATAACTATGTTATCTATGCAATTACTTACAGCTCAAGAAAATAAAAGCTCATATCTTTCGGCAGGAGATTTGTCAGAAGCGAAAGCTGTCAAAAATGTATGTGGTTTATTAAAACTTATGAGAAAAGTAGTAAATGAGTTAGAATTAGATTCTACTAACAAGAAATTCTTTTTAAAACCATATAAATTAAAATATAATAAATTAAAAAAGACTACTGAAAGAGAATATATCCAGTTTGATGCAAAAGATTTGCAAAAAGAATATAGATTATTATTTTTAAATAAGTCAAGAAGAGGTCAAGATGGAGATGTAATTTTACTAAGATTTTATGGTAAGACTGGTAGATTAGAAGAGATAGGAAGGTGTGAGAAGGTCTACAGAGGACAATTGTCATACTAGGTGATGACTATGGAAATAAAGGATTTGACTAATGAACAGGTGATAAATTTTATGGAATATTTAGGTTCGGACTTATCTCCTAAAAGCAATGATAGACAGTTAATATTCAATACTTGTTTATGTCATAATGGTGATTCATACAAATTATTTTATTATACAGAAAGCAAAACGTTTCATTGCTATAGTTCTTGTGGCCATATAGGTAGCTTAATAGATTTATTAATACACATAAATAAATATGAGTTTAAAGATGCTATTAATGAAATAAAAGATTTCTTTGGTATTTCAAATCAACCAATGCTAAGAAAAGGATTTAGAATAAAGAAAAAAGTAGAACAGATACATGATATTAAAGATATACAAATAGAGTTACTTCCTACCCCTAAAAAGCCATATGTATATAAAACTTTTCAGCAAGTCCCAATTGAAGAGTGGGAAAATGAAAACATATCTTTTGAAGTCCTTAAAACATATCAAGTATATTATAATCTATATGAAAATCAAATAGTAATTCCACATTTCTGTTGGCATGATAGAGCTAGGCCTGTTGGTATTAGAGTTAGAAACTTAGATGAAGATAAGGCTAAAAGTTTTGGCAAATATATTCCATTATGGTACGACAATAGGTGCTATAATCATAGATTAAGTCTTAATCTATATGGATTAAATGTAAATAAAAAATCTATCAAAAATTCCAAAAAAGTTATTGTATTTGAAGGTGAAAAATCGGTGTTACAAATGGCTACTATGTATAAAAATAATCCCTCTGTAGCTATATGTGGGAGTAATTTTAGTAGAGAGCAAAAAAAGATATTAATAGATTTAGGTATTGAAGAATTAATCATAGCTTTTGATAGACAATTTAAAGTTAAAGATGATGAAGAATATGTTATATGGAGAGATAAGATATATAAATTAGTTCAAGATATTAAAGATGTAGTGAATATAAGTGTAATATGGGATAAATATAATTTATTGGGCTACAAAGATAGTCCTAGCGATAAAGGAAAGACAATATTTGAAAAACTATTAAAAAACAGAATTAATATAGAGAACTTTGTTAAACAATAAAAAAGTAAAGAAATTAATTTTATGAGAAAATTTTTATTGTTTAGGGATTTATTAGCAGATGCTAAATAAAATATGTGTTTTAATATGAGTCAGAATAACAAATAGAGGAGAGATAAGATGAAAATAATGAGCATAAGTATAGATTTACTATTAAAGAATATGTGTATTTGTATTCTTGATAATGGACACATTCGAGAGTTATCCAATAGAGATATAATAGCTGATAAATTTATCTTTGAAATTTATAAAATTTTTAATAATCATAATTGCGATAAACTAGTGTTAGATACATCAGGAATTGGAATTGCCTATTATCAAGATTTAGAGAAATATATAGATAAAAATAAATTAATTGGTATTTACTTAACAGAAAAGAATAATTCTAATAAAATACTAATGAATTTCCTTAATGATGAGTCATTTTATAATCTAGGACTAGAGATTTGTGTGAAAAATAATGGAGGTAGAATATACCCAGATATGTCTAAATACGATGAAATAGAAAGGGGGATTATTGAGTGTATTATGTTAGCAAATTATTATAGTAACCCATCAATAGAAAGTGAGTAATATATTTTAATATGAATTGGAGGTAGGTTGCATGATAAATTTTTCAATAAAGGACGTACATATGGGAGATAGATTATATTGTATGAATAATATAGGAAATTATAAAAAAGGTGAAATTTATACAGTTAGTGATACTAGTTTTTTTCAACTCTTCCATAAGATTAAAGGAGAAAATTGCTTACCAATTGATTATTATTTTATACACTTACCAAAAAAAAGAAGAATTAGAAAGTAATCCTAAGTCAATGACTAAAGAAGAAATAGAAGATGAATTAGGATATAAAATTAAAATAACGTCTAAATAATAAAGTGAGGTGATATTACATTGAATATCTTCAATAAAAAATATGGTAGAAATGTAAAAATAACAGAGGCAGAACCTCCTTCTCCTCCTCCCAAACAACCAAACTTCGATATGGATAATATACAATATGATAAAGAAATGAAAAGAAAGCTATTAGAAATGGAAAAAATAAAAATAGACTCAGAAATGAAAAAAAATAGTGAAGAATGGATTTGGATTGAAGGATATAAGGGTACAGATAGAGATATGAAATGTAGAAACTTTCAGTATGAACTAAATAAAACTTATAGTGTTGAAGAAATACATAGAGGAAATATAAATATATATGACTATGGATTCCATTTGTGTTTAGATTTAAAAGATGTTTTCAGATGTTATAATTTAAATTTAAGTAATAGATTTTTCAAAGTAAAAGCCTTAGTTAGAAGAGAGGATAAATATAAGTATGAGATGAAAAAATCTTTTTCATCAACACGTCCAGGAGCAGAATGGAGCATAGGTGCTAAAGAAATAATATTTTTTAGAGAATTAACTTTTGAAGAATTAAAACAAGATATCCAAGACAAGTTTCCTAAAATAAACAATGAACTGGAATGGAATCTTATCAAAAAATTAGGTGTTTATAAATATTACAATAAAATATTTATAAATAAAATGAAAGAAATTGGTTATTCAGATATTTTTTCACAGGTTTTATTTGATGAATATCATCCATTAATAAATCCACATAGAACTATGAATATACTTGACAAGGCAATTGCATATTCAAAAGAAAATTTATCTAAAGATATGATAATATATTTGCTTATGAAAGATATAAGAAAGTAACATATAAAAAGAAGGGAGATAATGTGGACAAAATAAATAAGATAGATTTGATTAAGTTAAAAGAAATGAACATATATGATAATTATCAATTAAAAAAAATAGCAAGTAAAATGATATTACATCTAAGATATGAAATAATGGATTTTTGTGGTTGTGGTTCTCCTGATGATATATCTTTTATGATAAAAGGAGTATTGACTTCCATACAAAATAAAGAAAAAAATTGTAATTTAGAATACACAGAAAGATGTTACATATTTGAAATAGAATTTAATAATGTTTGTGGAATAATTGGTAGTAAAAATGATTTGATACAAGAATTTATATTAAATGCTTTAAATTCATATGGGTTATTAGAACATGGTAGTAGCATTTGGGGGTCATGGCTATCTGATTATGGTAAACAAATATTATGTGCTTTTGAAATAGTTGGTGACTGTATTTTAGATGTTAGCTATTTAGATTAAAAAGTTAGTTTTAATAGGAGGTGTTCTATGGATATATTAAAAATCAGTTACAACAATCTAAACGCTGTATCAAAAATATCTGATGTACTAAGGGATATTGTAAATGAGGATACTTTAATAGTATGTATAGGTAGTGATAGAGTTTTAGCTGACTCATTAGCTCCCATGATTGGAACTATAATGGAAAAATCTAATATTAAAAATAAAATATTTGGAGTACTAGGAGATTCAATAGATGCTTTAAATTTAGAACAAAAAATACAAGCAATAAAAAATAATTATACAAATTCAAATATAATAGCCATTGATGCTGGTATAAGTAAAATTTCAGATAAAGGAACAATTATAATTAGCAATAAACCTGTTAAACCAGGTTTAGGGGTAGATAAGAAATTACTAGAAGTTGGTGATTATTCAATAGTTGGGATTATAGGTAGAAATAAATATGATATATATGATACTTCAGACCCTGAACTTATACTTGATTTAGCTGATGTTATATCGAAATCTTTAATATCTATATTATTAGAAAAAGAAGAAAGGATGATTGTATGATACAGGAAGTCAGACAAGAAATACTATTAAAAAATGGTTTGATTTTATATACAGGTGATTTAGTAGAAATAAAATACAAATCAGATGAAGATGTAATAGAACATACTTGTAAAGGTAAAATTAAAGAAGCAAAAGAATTATTTATTAAATTAGATACAAGTAAGAAATATAAAACTTCTGAAAGAATGATTTATTCTTGGGAATTAAAAGAAATAAAAAAGGTGGATGATGAAGATGAAAAAGATAATTAATAGTAAATATAGAGCATTATATTTATTTATATTTTTTCTAATTTTCAATTTAATATATAGTTTATATTTTGGAAGGAATACGGAGATTGGATTTTATTCTAGTACATCTTGCATAGAAGAATATATACTGGATATTATAACCTCTATAGGACTATTTTTCTCAATGATGTTAGCTGGGTTTGATGTTACAGAAAACTTTATAAACAGTTTAAGGGATTATTGTGAAGAAGATGCAAAGTGAGGTGAATAAATTGGAATTAAAGGATTATATAAGTAAAGTAGAATTAAATGACATGCCACTAACTTTAGATAATCAGTACATGTTAAATGAAATAAGCATATCTGAATATGGTAAAATATTTGCTGTAAAAGACACATCAGGAAGAACATCTTATTATACTGAAATAGAATTTAATAAACTATTTAGAGGAATTAATAGCATCCTAGAGAATATTATCTAATATATATTTTTAAGGAACTGAGGGTTGAGAGCTATTAATTAATAGCTCTCTATTTTTTTGAAAGGGGAGAATCAATGGAAAAGGAACTATACAGCTTTAGTAAATTAAATGCATTTCACACATGTCCATTTCAGTACTATCTTACATATGTAAAAAATTTAAATCGAGAACAAAATTGTTATGGTTATTATGGCAATGAATTACATAGTTTACTAGAACAATTACAACAAAGAAAAATAACAAATCAAGAAGCTATTCAAAAATACAATGAAGTTATAGAATATGCAAATCTAATGGATTACAACTTTCCTACACCAAATTCAAGAATTAATTATTTAGAATGTATATTACATTATATAGAAAATTTTGTACCAATTGAATGTGATAGATACTATATAGAAGAATATTTTGAGTTTGATATTAATGGAATTACAATGAGGG